CTGAAGTAGAATTAAAAGAAGAAGCTCCTAAAGCTAAAAAAGAAGAAGCTAAAAAGGAGAGTAAAGAAGAAGCTCCTGCTGCTGAAGTGAAAGAGGTATCTTACTCTGCAGAAGAAGCAACTGACGAACTACAAGAGGAAAACTACGAGGAAAATCCTGTAGAAGAAGCTCCTGCTGTAGAGTACGCTACTAAAGACGAAGTTTCTGAACTTAAGTCTATGGTAGAGAAACTAAGAGGAATGATAGAAGCTAAAGAAGAAGCTAAAGAAGAAGTTCCACAAGAACTATCTGCTGATGAGCCTGCTGAAGCAATTAATCATTCACCAGAAAACGAAGTAAGTAATAATATTGGTGTTAGGTTTGCTCCTAATGCAAATAGAAACACTACTTACAATAGAGTATTAAACGCAATAAGTAAATAATAATTAATTAATTTTTAAATAATGGCAACAACAACTTCAATAACTACTACTTACGCTGGTGAATTTGCAGGGAAATATATTTCTGCTGCTTTGTTATCAGGTAAAACTTTAGCGGAAGGGAATATTACAACAGTACCTAACGTTAAATACAAACAAGTAATGAAAAAAGTGGCAACAGATGACATCGTTAAAGACGCAACTTGTGACTTTTCTGATACATCAACACTTACTCTTACTGAAAGAATCTTAACTCCAGAAGAGTTCCAAGTGAACTTAGAGTTATGTAAAAAAGACTTTAGATCTGACTGGGAAGCAGCTCAAATGGGATTCTCTGCATTTGACAACCTACCTCCTTCTTTCTCTGACTTTTTAATTGCTCACGTAGCAGACAAAGTAGCTCAAAGAATTGAGACTAACATTTGGACTGGTACTAACGCAACTGCAGGTCAGTTTGATGGATTCATCACAACTTTAGGTGCTGATTCAGATGTAAATGACGTAACAGGTACAGCTTCAACTGCAGCTAACATTATTACAGAGCTTGGTAAAATTGCTGATGCAATTCCATCTGCTGTATATGGTTCAGAAGATATGACTATTTACCTTCCAGGTAATATGTACAGAAACTACATTAGAGCTTTAGGTGGATTTGGTGCTTCAGGATTAGGAGCAGCAGGTACTAACGATCAAGGTACTCAATGGTACAATATGGGATCAGGTCTATCATTTGATGGTATTCAAGTAGTTCACGCTCCTGGTTTATCTGACGATGACGCTGTAGCAGCACAAAAATCAAACTTATTCTTCGGAACAGGTCTTTTATCTGACCAAAACGAAGTAAAAGTAATTGATATGGCTGATCTTGATGGTTCTCAAAATGTGAGAGTTGTTATGAGATTTACTGCTGGTATTCAGCACGGACTTGGTGGTGAAGTGGTATTATACGCTACATCATAATAAATAATTGTTCAACTTAAGAAAGGGTAGGTAAGCCTTGAGCCTACCGCCCTTTTTTTTATATAAAAAATAAAAATTATGGCTTGTGATTTAACATTAGGAAGAAAAGAACCTTGTAAAGATGTCGTTGGTGGAATAAAAAATGTTTATTTTACTGATTTTGGTGACTTTGGAACTGTAACATTAACAGATGATGAAATTACTAATATGTCAGGTACTTTTACAGCATTTAAATACGAAGTAAAAGGAAACTCATCATTAGAACAAACTGTTAATGCTTCAAGAGAAAACGGAACTACTTTCTATGAGCAAACATTAAATTTAACTCTTAAGAAATTATCAAAAGAAGATAATAAAGAATTAAAGTTATTAGCTTATGGAAGACCTCACGTTGCTGTTGAAGACTATAACGGAAACGTAATGGTTGTAGGACTTGAACACGGTGCAGATGTATCAGGAGGTACAATTGTAACTGGTGCTGCAATGGGAGACTTAAGTGGATATACATTAACATTAACTGGTATGGAAACATCTCCAGCTAACTTTGTATCTTCACCTACAGCAGCTGACCCATATGATGGTATGGCTGGTGCAACAGTAACTGTAACGGTAGGTACTAACTCTTAAACATAGAGTGTTCTTAAATATAGAAAGGGGGACTTTAATAGTCCTCTTTTTTTTTGAACAATATTAAGCTTTATAGGTTATATAGGTATGATAAGATTATCACCAACAACATCGTCTCAAACAATTAGCATAATTCCAAGAGCTTACACAGTTGCAAGTGACTTATCTATGGTTATCATAGAAGACGGTACAAGAAAGACACAAACTATAACGGATATTACTTCAAGTTTATCATCAAATGGTAATTACTTGCAGATGTCTGTTGCTTTTAGTATTTTAACAGCTGAAAACAGTTATTCTTTTGAGTTAAAACAAGGAAGTACATTACTTTATAGAGGAAAAGCATATTGTACTTCACAAACTGATAATACAACAGACCACACACTAAACAGTAATAAATATAATCAGTATGTTGGAACAGATACAGATGACCAAAAATATATTGTAATATGAGCAAAGTAAAAGTAATAAATTTAGCAGGTTACGAAGTACCCAGCATAAAAGAATCAACCAGATACGACTGGGTTGAATACGGTGACGATAACAACTATTTTGGTGACATAATAGATAGATATACAGGAAGTCCAACTAATTCAAGATGTATAAACGGTATTACAGATTTGATTTATGGTAGAGGATTAAACGCAACAGATTCAGAAGATAATGCTGTTCAGTTTGGACAAATGCAACAAATACTAAAAGATGTAGATGTAAGAAGGATTACAGGAGATCTTAAGTTATTAGGTCAAGCATCTATACAAGTTGTATATAATAAAAGGAAAACTAAGATAATGCAACTTAAGCATTTTCCTACAGAAACATTAAGAGCAGAAAAAGCAAAAGATGGTAAAATAAAAGGATATTACTATCATCCTAAATGGAGTGAAATAAAACCATCTGATAAACCTAAAAGAATACCAGCTTATAAGTTTGGTAAAAAAAGTGAAACTGTAGAGATATATTGTGTAAAACCATATAGAGCTGGTTTTTATTATTACTCTCCAGTTGATTATCAAGGATGTTTACAGTATTGTAATTTAGAAGAAGAGGTATCTAATTATCATATCAATAATATACAAAATGGTTTACAGCCATCTTTACTATTAAATTTTAATAATGGTATTCCAGGTGATGAAGCACAAGAAATGATAGAGAGAAAGATCTATGAAAAGTTTAGTGGAACTTCAAATGCAGGTAGGTTTATATTAGCATTTAACGATAATGCAGAGAATCAATCTACAGTAGAACCTATTCATCTACCAGATGCTCACGCACAATATGATTTTTTAGCAAAAGAGTCAAGAGAAAAGATAATGATTGGTCACGGTGTTGTATCTCCAATACTGCTTGGTATTAAAGATAATACTGGTTTTGGTAACAATGCAGAAGAGTTAAGAACAGCAAGTGTTTTAATGGATAACATTGTAATTCGTCCATTCCAGACCCAACTAATCAACTCATTTAATGAGCTGTTATCGTTTAACGGTATTAACTTAAACTTATACTTTGTTACTCTACAACCAATAGAGTTTACAGAACTTGATAACATTGCTACACAAATTAAAAGAGAAGAAGAAACTGGTGAAAAGTTGTCAAGTGATGAAAAGAAAGATTTTACTGATGAAGAAGGAGATGATTTGCTGAGTCAATTAGAAGAGTTAGCTGAAAAAGTAGATTCAGATGATTGGGAGTTAGTACATACAGAAAAGGTAGAAGACACAGAGAAAGAATTTGACTTTACAAGTCTTTCTATGCCTACAGATAAGGACGCTAAACCTAATAAGGTATCATCACAAGACAATTCAACATATAAGGTTCGTTATTCTTATGGTCCTATAAGAAAATCACCTAATTCAAGAAGATTTTGTCAAAGAATGGAGCTAATAAGTGAAAAAAACTTAGTATTTAGAAAAGAAGATATAAATATGATGTCTTTTAAAGGTATAAATAAAGAATTAGGTCATAAAGGACAGAACTATTCATTATTTAAATATAAAGGCGGTGTAAATTGTCAGCATTATTGGGAAATGAAGGTATATAAGAAGAAGGTTTCAGATAATAACCTTGTTAGTGAGTCAGAAGCAATAAAAGATGGCTTAAAAGAGCCTAAAAACCCTTCAGAGATAGGAATTGCACCAAAAGATATGGCAAACAGAGGACATCATCCAAATTATAAAAAATGAAAGCATTATTTATCACATTAGAAGAATTAAAAAGAAAGTCTATTATAGATGGGAATGTAGATACTGATAAACTAATACAGTTTGTAGAAGTGGCTCAAGATACTTATATACAAACGCAATTAGGTACGGTTTTATATGATAAATTACAAACAGATATAGTAAATAGCACTTTAAGCGGTAATTATTCTACTCTTGTAAACACATATCTAAAACCAATGCTTATTTGGTTTAGTCAATCAGAATATATGAAATATGCAGCATTTCAAATTAGCAATGGTGGTGTATTTAAACACAGATCAGAGAATAGTGATTCAGCATCACTTGAAGAGATTAATAATTTAGTACATCAAGCTAAAACTACTGCAGATTTCTATACACAGAGGTTTATTGATTATATGGATCAGAATAGTGAATTGTATCCAGAATATACAGCGAATCAAGATGGAGGTATGTATCCTGAAAGAGACCAAAATATGACAGGATGGGTACTGTAGAGAAGAAAAAAACATATAAGCCTAAGAAAGAGAACGAAATTAAATTAAAGAGTTATATAGAAAAGATAAAAAATGTCATTCGGATCAATATATGATGAAAGTTGGTGGGGAAATGATAGTGAATCTAATAATTGGGGAATAATATATCCAGTATAAGAAAATGGGATTTGGTTCAGTATATAGTGTAAGTTGGTTTGGAAGCGTTAATGAAGCGAATGGATGGGGTATAATTTACCCATTTGATGCAGATGGTTCAACATTAACAGTAGATACGACATTATTTAGTGCAGATAGCACAACTTTAACAGCAGACGCAACAGTATATTAAAATAAAATAAAATGGCAAAACAAACAATAAATATAGGTACTTCGGCAAACGATGGAACAGGTGACCCGTTAAGAACCGCTATGGATAAAACCAATGATAACTTTACAGAGTTATATAATGGTGCTGGAGGTGTTGCTGATGGAGCAGTGACTACAGCTAAACTTGCAGATGACGCAGTAGATTCAGCAAAGATAACAGATGGTGCAATAGACACAGTACATATAGCAGATGACCAAATTACTTATGCTAAAATGGGAGCAGAGTTTACTACTGCAGCAGCTTTAAGTGGAACAGATGTTGATTGGGCAACTGCACAAACTTTTACCAAAACATTAGGCAGTAATACTACATTAACATTTTCTAATGTTTCTACAGGTATGCAAA